GTATTAAAATACTGAACGTAGGAGATTACGTTATTTACACAGGTGAAACTGAATGGGATTTGGCTCTTGGTGAGAAATACAAAGTAGCTCACATAGAGAGTGATGGGGTATGGGTAGTAGACGGTGACGGAGAAGTATATAGCTTATATTCGTCATTTTATGGCTACATTGTAAGATGGGGGTCGGAAGGTTGTATGGAGTATGGTGAAGAGTCAGTTGACAAATTCTTAAAAGACGGGACTTGGGTTGTTTACAAGGAACCTGTAAAGGTAACAGAAATACAAGAATTCAAAAGCATGAAATTCCGTGTAAACTCTCCTGAGCATTCTAAGCAGATTCAAGAGTATTTGTTTTCACTTGGGTATTCTAAGCAGATTCAAGCGTATTTGTTTTCATTAGGGTGTTGGTGGCAAAGTGGAGATCAACATGAACTGAACGAGTATAACTGCGAATACTTATATACTAATGACAACGGAAAAATTACCTATGGTAGTTATAACTCATATTTTGAAAAAGATGGCCGACAAGAATACACCCTCAAAGCCACTACAACATACTCTCTAGAAGCTGTAGAAACGCCTCCAGAGATGATTATAATTGATGGTGTAGAGTATGATAAGGCTAGAGTGTTAAAGGCTTTGGAGGGCTTGAAATGAACGATGAAGATATTAAGAGACATTTTAACTTGTCCGATGAAGATTGGGAACGTCTCGACCAAGAAGGAAGAAATTGTTTTATTCTTCCTTACAAATGGACAAAGCAGTTAGAAGAAGTAACAAAGGATGGAAGATTTCTTTAAAAGCAGTTGACAGTGTAACTTATGCACTCTATAATCCCTTCATTGAGTAAAAACTTTGAAGGGATTTTGTTATGACTATTTACAGTTATATGCGAGTGAGCACAGATTTAGGTCAAACTACAGACACTCAGAAACATGCAATAAAACAAGCAGGATTTCATGTTGATGAATGGGTTGTAGAACATGCTGTATCCGGCTCCACTCCTGCGTTAGAACGTCCAGCATTTAAGGGGATGTTTGACAAACTTCAACCCTTTGACACAGTTGTTCTGAAGTCGGTATCACGTCTAGGCCGAGATGTGATAGATACACTTGGAATGATAAAGAAATTCAAAGAGAAACAAGTCGTATTGCGTATTCTCGAAATCGGAGGAGCAGACTGTAACTCTCCAGCAGGAAAGATTTTAGTATTGGTGTTAGCAGGCATGGCAGAAACATATCTTGAAGAATTATCTGAGAATGTGCGTCAAGGGCTAAAACGCACTGCTGCAAACGGCACAATCCTTGGTAAGCCCCTTTCAACCCCTCCAGATGTTTTACGAAAAATCATAGAAGATTTAAACTCTGGAAAAACTCAAGTTCAAGTGGGAATGAAGTATGATCTGTCATTAAAGACAATAGGGATGTATAAAGCAAGATATTCTGAAGAAAAAGCTTTACAAGAATATGAATTACGTTATAATGCACAGGCAGCGCAAATTTTGAATAACAAGGAGAAATGAAATGGCTAATAAATATGCCTTCTGGAAGTATGATAGATTTCCTTTTGTTGTAGGAAGCGAAGTTACTAATATTTTGACAAACACTGACAATGGAATTCATGTAACTTCTAAATCCTATGGACGAATTTCTCTTTCAGGAGAAAACAATTATGAATTTCTTGAAGTTGAAGACGGAGAGCATATCAAGAAACAATTAACTGTAATGGAGGCAGAATACAGAGCTAGGCAGAAAGCATTGTTGGAGGAATTCAAACAGAAGGCATTAAGTGTAGCTCCATTTCTTAATAAATTTAGTCCTTACAAGGATAACTAAACAAAACGAATCTCGAATTTTGAATAATAAATCTGAAAGGAAATAATATGGCAATCCCTAAACAAACAATCTCTGAATTGCAAGCCCTTATTGTACAGAACGGCTTTGCAGACTTCCTCCAATGCGACATTGTGTCAGATATTCTCAACCATCTTGAGAATCTGGAAGCTTCCTTGCAAGCTCTGAACTCTGCCACGGCTCCCACTGTGCAAGACACAGCTTCTACAACCTCTGCTGTTTAAGGAGATTATAATGAGCAAATTTAAAGCTGGTGATAAAGTTGTCCGTATTAATTATTCCTTTGGCAATATGAATGCTGGAGATATTGGAATTGTAAAATATGTAAGTGAGATTAACCATAACAGAACTGATATCAAGTTAGAAGGTGATTGTGAAACTTACGATTCAGGTAACTTTAAACTCGTAGAAGTACAGCCTTCCAACGGCGTAAACGCAGAAGGCTCTCCAATCTTCTTTGATTTTAAGAAGGATTTGAAGCCGTTTATGAGGGCTGTTGATGATAATAACATTACATATATTGTTGCAACATCATCAGACGGTGAATTGGTGGCTTTGAGTGCGGGAACAGATTGGTGGTATGGTGGATTCCATGAAAGTAATTTTAAAGAAGTTTATGAACAACCTGTAAATTCCTATTACCTTCTTCGTCATCAATTCAACGGAAAGCTCCTGTGGAAACGCAAGATAGCAGAAACAGAGCAACAGAAAGCTATTAGGGAATTGGAAGAAAGTATTAAGGCATCTCAAGAGAAGTTGCAAGCTTTGAAAGGGACAATGTGATGCTGTATATCCACTTTGTTGTAATTATTGTCATTTGGATATTATCTTATTATGGTAATATGAAGCTACGAGGTAAAATCACAGTAGAGGATATTGGTATTACAGTGATAACTTCTGTTATTCCATTTCTGAATATACTTGCTTTAATGATATATTTTTGTAATTGGATGGATGCTTATAAAGACTGTGTTGTTTTTACGAAGAAAGAGAATAAAGAATGAAGCTAGGAGTGGCTATATTCCTAGCCTTCTGCCTAAATTCTTCTTATGCAGCTAATGCAGAGCTTTCTGCTTCTGAATATGTTATGCTTCGGCACGCTGTCTACAGGGAAGCATCAGGATGCTCTCTACGCTGTCAAAGAGCTACAGTTGATACAATCCTAGCCAGACGAGAGAAAACGTCTCAAAACGTGTTTAAAGTGCTTTCTGAGCCTCATCAGTTTCCTTGGCATAAATCTAAAGGACAGAAATACAAAGTGCCTTTATATTGGTTGACAAGGTTTAGAGAAGTGTATAATATGGAAGCTGTGTTGGATAAGAATTATTTGTATTTCAATACAACAAGGCATAAGTTTGGAAAGCAATGTAAGCATATTGATAAATTGTGGTTTTGTAAATGAGGAGAGAATTATGAAAACTAAAATGGTGAGAGTGGTTGTTGAAAAAGAAATTGAAGTAAGTATCCCAGATGAATGTCTTACATCAGAGTATATGAAAGAGTTTAGTAATTTTATGTTTGAAGTAGAAAATGAAGATGATTTATTCAAATATGCTGCCGAACAGCTTTTCAATAATTATGACCAACATATTGAAGGGCTTGGGGAGGCTAAATGGAAAGGAACTTGTATGAAGATTAATCCAGATGATATTCTATACCAACAAGAATATGAAGAAGTAGAGTCAGAAATTATGTAAGGAGAAATTATGACAATCTCAATCTTAATTATTTCAGGGTTCTTCATCTTATTTCTTGTCATGCTCAGTATTTATTATGATGGCTTGAAAGATGAGAAGCTTGAAAGAGAGCGTGAACAAATGCAAGGAATGTTTAATTACACGCTTGAAGGAAGCCCTTCTGTGGAAGAAGGACGGCCTATGAGTGAATACTATGTGGCAGTTAATAAACCAAATGAACCTAAGGAGAAATAACATGGGTGTAGATTACAATGCTGTAATTGCAATTGGTAAAACTTTCTATGACAAAGACGAAGCACAAGAATATCTAATGTCTGCCAACATCTTATCTGAGACAGATATTGAAGAAATCGAAGTCGATGGCTTTGAAGAATGGTTGTATAATAATGGCAAGATTAACGGTGAATGCTTAAACTGTTATACTGGCGATTACTATTATATCGGTTTTGATATCTCTGTATGTAACCCAGAAACCTTCCGTAAGAGCTTTGAAGAAGGGATGAAACAATGGAATCAGTTGTTTCCAAGTGTTGCTCCAGATGTTATTAAAACTGTTAGGATTAGCTAATGTACAAAACATTCTCAGCCTCCTCTGAAGAAGCCCTCTGTGAAATTGTCAACCAGAAACGTATAGAAGGCTGGCAATATGTGGGAGGGATTTGTGCTGTCCCTAATTTTGCTATTGCCGTAGGCGCGTTAAAGAATCTTCGAGAGGATGTTGTATTGAATTTGGAAGAGTTTAATTATTGTTTGTTGTATCTTCAGGCTATGGAGAAATTGGGATGAAAACCTTAAAAGAAATTGTGGATAAAATGCATGTAGGGTATAATGAAGTAGCTGATTATCACTCTATTGTTAGACAACGAGAGCTTACAGATGAAGATATTGTATTCATTAGGGAATCTTTAGAAGAAGCAACAAGTTCAAATTGCGGCTATTCTCTTTTCCCAGATGCTGGAGGAATTGATATTTGTTTTTATTTGTTAGAAGAAGTTTTGAAGCTAAAGGAGAAACTATGAACGTTTGCGCCTGCATGGGAAGAATTGGAAATGACCCTTGGTGTCCATGTGAGATGGAACGGAAAGGGTTGGAAGTGACAATAACAGAAAATTATATTTCTCCAGAATTGTTTCAAATGCTTTCACGAGAAGATCGGCAGACAATTAATAGGATTAAGAGTAAGGCTTTTGGGATGTTTATTTATGGATTGAATAAGGAGGAAGAATGACATTTGAAGCAAAATTAATTGCGGTAACGAAACCAGTAGTTTCAGAGATGGAATCTATGCATGATCTAATATCTTTTTGCGCAAGAGTTTCAAATCCTTCAAATCAGATGAATTTTGAGACAGCAAACAAATTAATTGATTACTTAATTCGACATAAGCACTGGAGCCCTCTAGAGATGGCTAATTGTGTTGTTGAGGTGAATTGCCCTCGTGATATTGCACGACAACTATTGCGTCATCGCAGCTTTGCTTTTCAGGAATTCTCACAACGTTATGCCGATGTGACACAATTAGAAGAAGCTTTCTGTATTCGTGATTTACGAATGCAAGATACAAAGAATCGACAGAATAGTATTGACACTGAAGACGAGACTCTTTGCAGAGTTTGGGAAGATATTCAAAATGAAGTATTGGAACTTGTAAAAGAGCGCTATCAACAAGCTCTTGGATTTGGTATTGCTAAAGAAGTGGCTCGTGTTATTCTTCCAGAAGGACTTACAATGTCACGACTCTATGTAAATGGCACAATTCGTTCTTGGATTCATTACTTGCAAGTGCGTATGGAAGAAGGTGTGACACAGAAAGAGCATGTTATTCTAGCAGGATTGATTGCTGAGCAAATTAATAGCGTGTTTAAAGTTACTTAAAGGAGAACATTATGAACAAATATGCCGTAAACATGATAGAATCTGAACGTGGATGGGGTTCTAAGATTGATGAAGTGAAATACTTCGATACTGAAGAGGAAGCTCGTAAGTTTGAGGTAGAATATAATCTTAAACACAATTCTTCCAGTGTTGTTCCAGATTGGTATATTATTGCTGATTATGTTGGATTGCGGAAAGTGAAATAAGGACAATATTATGTCCAACAAACTTGAATACACATTAATGCAAAGAGACGGATATTGCAGAGGATGCGATAAGCTAATGCAGCGTAACTCTGAGAAAGCTATTAAAACTTATAGCATTAGAAACAGAGGTCAGCATATTCTGTTGTGCAAGGAATGTGTTAAAGATATGTACAATTTGACTCAAGAGGAGAAACAAAATGGATAAAGTAGAAATGACTAAAGAAGAATGTGCTTTGCATGAAAGAGAATCAATTCTAATCGAACTAGAAGAAGCTCAATATCATATCTTAAATTTAGAGCGACACATTGAAAGTTTGGAAGAAGAGATTGAGCAACTTAACAACGAGATAAGGCATTATGTTTATGGAAGAGATTAAATGACACAATCCGAACAGCTTCTAAAAGAGCTTGTGGAAGCTCTTGAAAACACATATTGGAGTAGTTGGCAATCCACTTATCAGTTTGATGAACAATATAGGGCTGCTGTGGATTATTTGAGGGAAAGGGAAGAGAATGAGTTTATACGGAATTATTAAAGCATTACAAGCTGCGTCGGGAAGTAATGCTAAACAGGTTATTCTTGAGCAGCACAAGGATGATGAGTTGTTGAAGAAGTATTTGAAGGCTGTTTATGACCCTGCTATCAATTACTACCAAACTAAACTTCCTGATGTATCTGGATGGAAAGATAACAACTATCAAGAATTTTGTGAAAAAGATATTGATTTTGCTATTGAAAATCTTTCTACTAGAAAAGTTACAGGATACGAGGCTATTGCTTGTTTAGGTGGGTGGGCGAGTGCTTTGAACTCTGAAGGTAGAGAACTAATGTCTCTCCTTATTAAACGCTCTATTGGTGCAGGTGTTGGTGACACAATGATTTTGAAAGTGTTTCCTGATTTGTACTTTATTCCTCCGTACCAAAGATGCAGCTTGATGGATGACAAAATCAAGGCAAATTTTAAAAAGCTAAATAAATTTGCTGTGCAGATCAAGTATGACGGCAGCTTTTGTTATCTTGTCAAAGAGGATGGAAAGGCTCCAGAAGCGATCACACGAGCAGGTAGTAAGTACCCTATCACCTTCACAGAAAAACTTGCTACAGGGCTTCCTGATGGGTTTGTATTGATGGGTGAACTATTAGTCTATGACAAAGATGGTAGGATGCTTGATCGTAAAACGGGCAATGGGATGTTGAACAGCATTTTGAAAGGCGGAGGGCTTGAAGAGGGTTACAATGTACGAATGACGGCATGGGATATGATATTACCAGAAGAGTTCAAGATGGGAATTAGTAAAACATGGTATTCTTTGAGGTTGGGACAACTAAGGGAATTACTCACAGCTAACAAAGTGGAGTTTGTAGACATAGCTGAAACAACAATTGTTCATTCAATTACAGAAGCCAATAAGATATATCTGCAACATTTAGCTAAAGGGTATGAAGGGAGTATTGCAAAAACACTCGATTTCAATTGGAAAGACGGCACATCGAAAGATTGTATTAAGCTGAAAGTAAAGTTTCAAGCTGACTATGAAGTTATTGGTGTAATTGAAGGCAAAGGTAAATATACAGGAATGGCTGGAGCTGTTAGCTACAAGTCTATTGATGGCATCATTACAGGAGAAGTAGGCACAGGTCTTACAGATAATGACAGGCAAGACTTTTGGCTTAATTCTGAAGAATATATTGGAAAGATTATTACAATTGAAGCTAACGAAATTATTTCTAATCGTTCAGGAGATACTAGCTTGTTCTTGCCAGTGTACATAGAAACACGAGAAGATAAGAAAGTGGCAGATACTTATGAACATTGTGTGGCTCAGTTTGAAGCTGCTAAACTTGGAGAAATGTAAATGAAAACAATTGAACAAATTCTAGAAGATACTAAAGCTATATTTGAAGAACAAGCCAGAGAAGCAATGGATAAAGTGATGACTCAAGTTTATAATGATTATCTTCCTCATGTAGAGAATGATATGTATTATAATGTAAGGAACTTGGCAGAGTCTTGGATTGAAAGATTCATGGCAGATAAATTGACAGAAGATGATTTGTCAATAAATGTTGACACTTATAATTTCTCCGCAAGGGATATTCGTCAGAAGATTTGGGATGACCAGAAAGATACAATTCTTCCTCAAATTAATAGAGATTTGATTGAACGTCTTAAACAGCTTGAAGAAGAATATCAGCATAGCTGGCAGAGGAAGTATGTTTAATGACAACTCTCCCTAATTTATATCAAGATGACAGCTTAGGTAACATGATAGAAATTGGGCATTTCAATGAAAATCACAATATCCGAAGTGCTAATTATTTCTATTATGAACAGCCTGACGATGAATATGAACTAAGTAGAAAATTATTGAAAGCGAAACAGATGAAGCCTAAGACACTATTTGAAAATAAAAATCTGCGAATTACATTTCGTGACCCTTATCTCGATGTTTATATTTTGAATTACCCTGCTATATCAGGAGGATGTTGGCATTATATTCAAAATTTACACAAGGATAGTTGGCAAGCTAAAATTTATGGAGAGTTGATAAATGCTACAAATAAATGAAGGACATAAATCAGAATTGATGGATAGACTTTGGTGTAATTATGTGATGTTTGAAGAATTGATTTGTAACCATCCTTCATCTAGTCTTATACACAAAGAGATTTTGGTTTTGAGTGATGCACTTCTGGAAGCTTATCATGCTGCCGGTAGAATTGCTTTTGAGGAGGGTTAATGGGATATTTTAAAGCTGGAAAAGGAGATAGCATGGTTGGAGAGAAGTTTGACCCAAAAGAAACAATGAAGGATATTGAGGAATACGGATATGTTGACATTCCTGAGCGTAAGATCAGGAAAGAAACTCTTAAAAAGTTTGGTGTGAAAGTGGCTGTGTCTCCTACAGATGGGAAGACACCTATTGCTGTTTTCTTTCCTTCATATAATCAGAAGGGCAAAATCACTGGCTATAAACGTCAGGATTTGCTGAAGGATAAGAGTGAGAAGTATCACTGGTCTACTGTCGGGTCTGTTAAAATAAGTAATAAGTTATTTGCACAAACACAAGCAGAAGAAATTGAGCGTAAGAAAAATAATCTTATCGTCACAGAAGGAGAATGGGATTGCTTATCTGTTAGTCAAGCGATGACAGATCAGGTTAAAGGGACAAAATATGAAGGTATGGAACCTTTTGTTTGTTCAATTCCTATGGGAACAGCAAATGCTTCTGAGAGCATAGAACATAACCGATCATTTTGTGAACTTTACGAGTCCTTTACATTCTTTTTTGATTCTGATGAGTCTACACCAGAAGAAAAACAACGGGGAATTATCAAAGGAGTAGATGCTAGGCATAATGTGGCAGGAATTCTCACAGGAAATGGTCAATCTTTGTTTGTTGTAACACCGCCAGTTGAGTACAAAGATGCTTCAGATATGTTGCAAGATGGTAAGTCTGATGAACTCGCCAAGCTTGTGCAGTTTGGAAAACTTCCATATTCTCCAGAAATGGTTGTGGGAGCTTCTAGCATTTCATTTGAAGAATTAATTACACCAAGAGAACAAGGAGTTTATACTGACTGTTTTCCTGAACTTATGAGGAAACTAAATGGGTTCCGACTTAAAGAATTATCGCTGATTCTTGCACCTTCGAACGCCGGAAAATCAACTTTATGTAGTATTCTGGCACACAGGTTTATGAAAGCTGGGTATAAAATTGGTATGATATTTCTTGAAGAAAACAACAAGGAATCTCTACAGCGCATTATTGCAGCAGAACTTAAAGTCAACTATCTGAAGTTCATGCGTGACCCTTTAAGTGTTGCATCTAAAGAGGAAATACGTGCTGTTTATGACGATATAACCTCAAAAGATAAAATGTTCATGTTAGACCATTTCGGAAGCATTCCTGTTGCTGATCTTTTGAATAAGATAAAATACATGGTTGTTGCTGAAGGATGTAAGTATATTATTCTTGACCATATAAGCGGGGTCATTAGTGGACTACAAACGGATAACGAACGCAAGGATTTGGACGTTGCTATGACGCATCTTGCCGCTTTTTGCTCAGCTAACGATGTTCATTTATTAGTGGTTAGTCATATTAACCGTACTGATAGTCAGCAGTTCTTGCCTCCTAAAGGAAAAGAAGGTGAACCATTTTGGGTTAATGTTCGCAAAGAATCGGCACGTGGTAGTGCTACCCTAGAACAGTTTAGTTGGAATATTATTGCACTTGAACCTGAGATTCTCCCAGATTTTTCAAGAGGAAGAGTGAGATTGAAAGTTTTGAAGACTCGATTTGGCGATAGCTTAGGGATTGCTGATGTGTTTACACTCGACGCAGATACTTGGGAAGTTCTTCTAGATAACCCTAATGAAGTAAGTTTCTAAAACAAATCCCTTGACAGAAGCTCCCACTTCCTCCATAATAGCTTCTGTCAACTCAAACATTAAAGGAGAATTCATGATTAGCATCCCAATCCTGCAATCCCAAATTGCTAAGAATAGCGCAGGGATACGTAATTTAGAGGAGTCTATAAAATTCCTCTACTACATGAGCACTGTACGTCCTAGTAGCTGGGCACAGAATAGAATTAAAATTAAAAAACGTAAGAAAGATATAGCTTCTATGGTGAAAGTTCAGAAAGCTATGAAGAAGCTTATGGCAGATGTGCTGGAACAAGAAGCTTTGAACAGGATTGCTGACAGGAGCTTGGAAGATTTTTATGCATTAGATATGGATGATTGTCTCTGTGACGGTCGTATTTATGCTGCTAATTTTATAAATGAGAGGAACTAATATGCAAAGATTGATTGGTAAGGTTATTGTAAAACTAGAAATTTCTGAAAATAACTTATTGTTGCGATTTACAGACTCAGAAGGCGTAGAATACATCTATGCAACTGAAGGTGATTGTTGTTCAGAGACTTGGTGGGCAGATATTATTTTTAGCCGTTATAACATGCTGAAAGACGGTTATCCTGTGACAAAAGTGGAGTCTATCGAAGTTCCAGACTTCGTAAATGCTCTGGCTTCAAAAGATGGAAGATGTAGGCAAGAATATGACCAAGTATATGGTGAAACTATTACCTTGCAACATTACAGGACTATTGATATAATCTATCGGAATAGTAGTAATGGCTATTATGGTGGTAGTTACGAATTCCTGAGTGAAGACTGTAACTCTTACTTGGGAAGTTATCTGAAAGAAGAACTAGAAGGAAATTGGACAAGCATCACAGAAGATTGGAGTGCCTAAATGAAAGACGAATTCAAAGTAATTTACTCTCCTACAAACTTCCTCAACAAGTGGGAATTGTATGTCAAAGGAGAGCAGAATTATGTGGATGCTTTTGGAGAATATCTATCAAGAGTGACAACAAGGAAAATTGGAGCCTATCGGAAAGAGTCTATAGCATCTGCTCAGAAGGCTTATTTTGAAGCTAAACAAGAGTTTGCGGGGGAGAAATGACATGAAAAATCTTGTATTGATTAGTATCATCATAAATTTACTGAGCATAGTCTTGTGGGTATATAAAAACAATCCTTGTCTTGCAGCATTGAGTGGTATTGCATTAGGTTTATGTATAGCTAAATATATTGATATTTTTATGTTCGACTTATTTTACTCGGAGAAATAACATGAGAATAGTTTTTCTGTATGCAATGTTAGCTGCCTATGGATTGTACGTGTCTTCCATTACGACTAAAAAGCAGGAAGTAATATACAATGCTTTTGCTTCAGGAGTATGGACGGGCAGTGCAATTATAGAACTTCTAAAGGTGATAAAATGACATTACCAATTAACTTAATTCAAAGCATGTTGAAAAGGAACTCTAAGGAAATCGCAGAGTTGCATAAAGATGTGAATGACTTTAAGGGTTTTGCTAAAAACTACAAACGACTCAAGGCCGAGAATTTAACTGATTACTGTTACTCGGAAGCTAACAAATTCTCTAAGCAGATTAAGCGGCTTGTAGAAATTCAGAAGGCTTTGAAGCGAGAGTTGAAGATTCTGCGAGAATATAGTGCATTTATTAACTCTATGACTTTCAAAGTTAATAATGAAGTTCGGGAGACACAGATTAAAGGAGAATGATTATGACACAAAAGAATATAAATCCATTACCAGCATACCCAAGGCCAAGTGCTCCAATAATGCCTCCGCCTGCATTGAAAGGAAATAATATGATAGAACTTGTCGAAACACAGCTTGTAAGCAAAGAACTTTACGAGAACTTGCTAGAAGCCTATTCTGAAGCTTTAAAGCTCTCTTATGAGAATCGTGTGCTGCGAGAGAAGCTTGCACATGTGGAAGGTTATATGCAGAGTCTTGTGGAAGAGTTTAAAGGACAAGAGAAAGTGCATGCACTTGTGCTGACAATGATTAAGTTTGAGATTAGCAGGATTTTCAAAGGGGAGGGTGTATGACAAAATGGGACATTGCACAGATGTTTGGGCTGGAGTATAATTACATCACTGTTGATGAGAATGAATATGCGTTCATAACAGGGAATGACGTAGAATATTTCATTTGTGGAACTGATTGTAGTTTGGAAGAAGCTAAAGAACAAGTAGCTGGAATATTTCTTGAAGAGATTGGTAATTTGGTTAAGGATGATTGATTAGAGGATAGGAGTAAGGATGAGGATTGTATGGGATATTGAGAGTACTGGATTTTTAGATCACACAGCAATAGACTATACAAGTAGTCCTTATAAGCTGTTTGATTCTTTTAAAATCCATTGCATAGCTGCAAAAGATATCGACACAGGCGAGATACACACATTTGTACAAGAAGAAGTAAAAACAAAGTTTCCAGATTTCATACGCAAAGCTAAAGTTATTATTGCACACAACCAGATCAATTTTGACTTACTTGCAATTAAGCTTTATCTTGGAATTGATTACACTATAGGGGATATTGACACATTAGATGGAAACCCTGTTGAAATTATTGACACACTTGTCTTATCTAAAGTCTTAAATCCTGACAGATATGGGGGACACAGTATTGAGGCTTGGGGTAAGACTTTAGGACTTGAAAAGATTGACTGGCATAGCAAAGCTATTGAAGTAGGATTGATTACAAAAGACAGCCACACAGGAGATGAATTTAAAGTGTATCATCCTGCTATGCTTGAATATAACATTCGTGACGTTGAAGTGAATCATAAGGTTTATAATGCTTTAGTGAAGGAATGGGGTGATTGGAATTGGACTGATGCTTTTAAACTAGAACAAGCTGTAGCTGAAATCATCACACGACAACAGCACAGAGGTTTCTGGTTTGATAAGGACAGTGCTGAAGATTGCGTGCGTGACTTGGATAGTAAAATGGAGGAAATCAGGAATGTAGTAGAACCCCTTATTCCACCTAAATCTCTTCCAAAAACCAAGCAAAAAGAATATACGCCACCCGTCACTCAATTTCTTAAAAGCGGCTTACCAAGTACACATTTAAAAAACTTTGTTAACAAACATAAGGGAGAGTTAGTAGAACGTGAAGATGGTTGGTATGCTATACTGTTTGGACAAGAATTAAAACTTCCAATTCCAGTAGAGCCTTTAATTAAAACAGAAGCAGGAAGATTAAGTAGTAGTGCAGCAGATAGCTCTCATATTAAGGGATGGCTTGTTAAAGATTTTGGATGGAGTCCTACACAATACAAGGAACGAGATTTAACTTGCGATTCAAAAAAGAAGAAAATCTCTCGTGAGCAATTTGAAAAGGCAGTGGAGAAATATGTGGAGCAAACTCTAGCAAGTCCTTTCTGTAAAGATAGGTGTGATGAGCTAGAAGTTAAACCTTCTAAGCTACGTGAGAAATTATTAAAACACGACATATCACGCCCTTTAAAAGTTTATACAAACCCTACTTTGACAGTTGGACAGGAAAAAGAGATTGACCCAAAGCTTGTAGAGATTGCAGATAAGTTTCCACATGCTAAGTTAGTGTCAGACTATTTTACTTATACACACAGACGTAATAGTATTCTTGGAGGAGGTGTTGACCCTGATGCAGAAGATGAAGAACCTGAGAAAGGATTTTTAAGTGAGCCTCGTTTAGATATTGACCATAGGATTCCAACACCAGCAGATACATGCGGAGCAGGGACTTCGAGGTTCAAACATCGTAAAGTCGCAAACATTAGCAGAGTGACAAGTACTTATGGCAAGCAAATGCGCGGCTTGTTTGGTGTTGATGTAAAAGATGGCTTCTTGCAAATGGCCTTCGATTTTGATAGCCTCGAGGCTAAAGTTGAAGCAAGCTTTGTATATAAGTACGAAGGGGGTAAGGAATATGGCTATAGTTTGACAGCAGAGAAACCTAATGACTGTCATTCTGTATTAGCTTCCAGTATCACTGAGTTGCTAGGTAGACCTTTTCCACGCGGTACTGCTAAAAATGTTAAGTACGGCTGTAGCTATAATGCTCAAGCTAAACGTGTTGCAAAAACTGTAGGGTGTGATTTAGATACTGGGCAGATTATTTTTGATGCTTTCTGGACTCAAGCTTATCCTCTGAAACAGCTTAAAGAGAATATGCAGAAGTATTGGGAAACTACAGGACAGAAGAAGTTTTTACGGGGTATTGATAACCGTAAATTACCTATCAGGTCTAAAGGTAATGTAGTGAATAGTCAGTTTCAAAGTTGTGGTGTTATTGCAGCTAAAAGAGCAATGGTAATTCATGATAGAATGTTGAAAGAAGAAGGTTTGAGTGTAGACTTCTTTACAGATGACTGGAGGAATAAAGATTTCTGTCAACAACTTATCGCTTATCACGATGAAGCACAATACGAAGTAAGACGCTCTGCTGTGAAATTTAAGAAGTTTGAAACAGAGCAAGAAGCTAAAGATTATATCGACCCAGAAGGCAAGACATGGAGCGATGTAATCCACAATGACAAAGGATGGTTTAGAGCTTATAATCGTGCCGGAGAACTGGCTACACAAGCTGTAAAATTGGCTGGACAATACTACAAGTTAAATGTAGAATTAACTGCTGGCTACATGATAGGGACTAATTGGGCAACCTGCCATTGAGGAATAACATGACAACCCAAGACAACATATTAAAAACTCTTGACATTCTGCGCTATAGGTGCGATAATGCGTGTACGATTATCTTTGTACGACAATCTCAATACAGCACACAATGCTCTTGTAGAACGTGTGGCAAAGTTTAATAGGCTTCCTTGGTGGAAGAGAATGTTTGGTAAAATTAAAAGGAGAAAACAAATGACACAATACGCAATTTATGCAGGACTTGGCGGAGGGTTTGGAGGAGCGCGATATCAATCTACTGAAGAATGTGCTACGCAAGAAGCCGCAGAAGATATCGCATTTGAGATGGCTTGCGAGACTTATGAATCCTATGTAGGCTTACACGGTCTTCGTGACATAAGCGATATTATGGACGAGGAAGAGTGTGATGAAGATGAGGCTAATGAAATATTTAGAGATGAACGGGGTTGCTGGCTTGATTATTATGCGGAAGTTGCTACAGGAGATGAAGAATGACAGTAAAATATGAAGATATAGCAAACTTGAATATTCATTGCGAAACACAAGAACAGTGGGACGCTGTGATTAAGATTCTTGAAGATGTTGGACAAGGTGATACAGGGATGTTGAGTGAGTGGTTTGATTCCTCTGACGGAAGAAGCATAATTCATTCCAAACATTCCTGTTCAAACGTATGTGACTCTGATTTAGAATATTGTGTAGACAGGGATCTTGAAGTAATTAGCTATGACGAATTTAGCAAGTTGTTTATAGGCTTATCCACTACACGAGGGATGGTAGAGGCTCTCTATCCACTACAAAAACAGGATGACAAGCCAATCGTCTCAGACGGCGGAAGCTCTAAGTATTACGAAATAACTGTCACAAACAAAGCTGGAGAATCTATTAAAGTTGAAATGGGTGATATTATCCGAGCTTGTGTTGCAAATGATTTTGATCTGGGAAATATCATGAAAGCTTGTCGTCGTATTTCAGAAGCTAAGCAAGGGCGTGGCAAAGCTGGAGCTAGTGTAGAATATGATGCCAACAAGATTGTATATTTTGCTAACGAAGTTAAGTTTTGGAGCAAATGATGGGCGAAGCTGACTTATATCTTCTAGCATTTCTAGCTTCACTTTGTAATGTATTTTTGAAGACATTTCAGCAAAATAATGTCCAAAAGAAACTCTATTTATTGATTCCACCCATCAGTCTTATGATGACATTACTAGACGTATATACAGTTTCTGTAATGGCTAAACATGGAATTAGTTGGCTAGTACTTTATATAGGGCTTGGCGCTGGACTTGGAAGTTGTATTGGAATTTGGGTGCATGATAAAATGATTGGAGAGAAATAATGAACTACATGGATATACAAGAAATGCTAGGAATGGCTTTGTTAGCAAAAGAAAGTGGATTTGATAAGATTCAGATTTCTACAGTAGATGCTATTGAGATTATAGATGAATGGGTATTAGCACACGAAAAGCTAGAATACTTACTTGACAGTGTTCCTAATTTAAATGATATTCTATTGTGCGAATTTCCAGAGGAGAATAAATGACAACAATGGAACGCCTAGACAGAGCAGGCGAAGAGTCTGTAGCAATCCTAGATTGGCTGCTAGAGGGAGATGGAAGTTCTGTAGGAACAGCCTTGAATGCTTTACAGAAAGCTATAGCTTGTGCTTTTGTGATGTATTCTGTAGACGACAACGGAGTGTTAAATGCTGAAAAGCTTAATGTTGTTTGGGAAGTATTCAACAAGAATGTTGGAGAATATTTGATAGTTTATAATGAAAAGCATATGTGAGGGAATGATGAATGATTACACAGTAGTAGATGGTATTGTCTATAAAAGAGCTTCAAAGGAGAAACAATTCAAGAATAAATTACAGCCTTATTTGTATCCTGTAGATTTTGCTGAACGACTGAAACCTGAGAATGGAACTGGTAAATCTACTGGTTATGCATTACTTGCAATATCTAATGCTATGACACAACCAGAAGTTCCTGTAGACTTATATGAAATCAGGGGTGAAGATTCTACACATGCTCGTCACTATATTTGGAACGAAGGCGGCTTTGTCAGTATGATTGAAGATATATTAAGAAAACTTGACCTAAAATTCTTCAATATTGATCGTGCTAAAGGTACATTAACTTATAATATTGCATTGGAGAATTAATGGAAATTCGCACAATAGAATACAAAGTGGAACAATTTGATGGAAGCTACAGAGAATACATTCTTCGGTATGGCGTTAGGGATTCAGCCTCTGGCGAGTCTGTAGTTCCAGAAGTTGTAAGCCTGAAAGATGAGGAAGGAGAAGAGTGTTATCCTGAGCTTACACAATATGACTTACAAGAAATTAATAGTTATTTGTTAGAAATGCTTGACAAATCTGAGTGAAGTAGTGTATAATTCTGTTTCGTTTAATGTAGCAAATGCATTCTCATTTGCAAGCCTCAAAAGACAACTCCAAGTGGATTAGTGCAAAAGCATGGCTAACAAATAATAATTTTATAATTTATTTGAAAGGTGCTTTACATGAATTTTAACGATGTGTTTGAGTATTACCCTAAGTCTCCTAGTGGCTTGATTTGGAAGATCGATATTTGGTCTGGTGGGCATTATAAAGTTCTTCGCATAAAGAAAGGTGATAGAGCTGGAACCAATAAAACTATTAAAGGATATTGGAAAGTTCTGCACAAAAAGAGACAATACACATGCCACAGAGTAGTCTGGGAAATGTTGATGGGAGAAATACCTATCGGTATGCAAGTAGACCATATAGACAGAAATAAATCTAATAACTCTATAGAAAATCTAAGATTAGTGACTAACACGGAAAATAAAAGAAATTCTGGAAAATACTCTAACAATAAAACTGGAGTTACGGGAGTTAGAAAAATAGTTATGGGAGGGGTTTTATATTTTTGTGCGACTTGGGCTACTATAAATTGTAAAAGAAAAGCTGCATATTTCAACACAAATAAATACGGATATGATGTAGCTTTTAAGATGGCTTGTGATAAAAGAAATAAAGAAGTGGCTAAGTTGATATCTGAAGGTGCTGGATATACAACAAGCCATGGGATATAGGCAATACAGTGTCTTCAGGCAAGTGCTCTGTAAATTAAAGTAAATTCTACAAAGGAAACTAAATGGCAACTAAACAAAAATCTCAATTTGGTACAATCGAAGGTACATTCATCTATGCTAAAGTTGGTCAACCGGATAATAAATATCAATCGACAGATAAAGAATGGTCTATTGAAGTTATTGTTGATGAAGACACTGCTGAAGCTTGGGACGATCAATTCAAGAAGCAGGCAGCAAAGAAGATTAAAGTAAGTGATTTTGAGGCCAAATATAAAATCCCATGTCCTATTGAAGGTGTGAAGAATGTGTACGGGATTAAATTGAAACGTCAAGCTAGTAAGGATGGTGTTGCAGTAGATGATTCTTTCCGTCCTAAAGTGTTTGTTGATGATTCTGAAGGTAATCGTACAGAAATTGGTCAGAGTCGTTTGATTGCTAATGGAAGCTACGGCAAGGTTTCTTATTATATCTCTATGTCAGATTTTGGAACATTTGCCCGCTTGCAGAATGTTTTGATGGAAGAAGATAAGTTTATTGAATATCAGTCTTCGGGTGGCGGTAAAGCGGGAGATGAATTTGGAGCTAAACCTGTGAAAACAGAAGCTCCTCGTGAAGAAGTGTTGAAAGCTCGTCCAGAGAAGTCTAAAACAGTTAAAGCACCTCCTGTAGACGAGGATTCTGACACAGCACCGTTTTAATCTAGCATAACACCTTCCCTGTGTTCTCGAAAGGGAGCATGGGGATTTATTGTTTAAGGAGAAGATTTGTGAAACTGAGTAAATTTAAGAAAGACTTTGATGGGGCACCTTTCCTTTTAGAAGAGTTTGCAGAGCTTGCGGAGAAAGTGACAGATTGTACAAATCTGAAGGAAGCTGCACAAGAGTTCTTAGAGGCTAAGGAAGAATTTGAACGACAACTAGAATGTGCTGGAGTGGGGATTGGGTGATGACAAAGCATTTAACAGCAATTTTAGATTTAGATTGGGTAAAATATACAGCAGCTTCTATTGGAGAAAAAAGAACTATTAAAGTAGTCCATAATCAATCTGGTGATGAATATGAATTTAAGACTCGCACAGAGTTTTATGGGCGTAAGAAATCTCGTGATGAAGGTTGGCTTAGCGAATATAACGCTGGAAGGGATTTTAAGCGTCTTTGGGACGAGTTTACAATAACTGACATACAGACACCAGAGCCTTTAGAAAACGTCCTACAAGTGGCTAAAACAATGGTAGAATCGGCTCTTGCAAAGCTAGGCACGACAAAGTATAAAGGATTTGTAGGCCAAGGAGATAGTTTTCGTGTTGAGCGCTCTACATTGTTAAAATACAAAGACAATCGAACAGAATTAATCAAGCCACTATATTTGCAAGACGTATCTGAGTATTTAGCAAAGAAATACGATGCAGAGATTGTTACAGGTATTGAAAATGATGATAGAGTTGTGATAGAATGCTATAAACAACCTAAGAATGTCGTAGTAGGGGTTGATAAAGATTTTTATGGCAGTCCTGTGAACTTCTTTAATGTCAATAGAGAGTCTGAAGGTATTGTTAATGGAAATTGTTTTGGGAAGCTTTGGAAAGACTCTAAAGGAGATGTAAGAGGTATAGGTAGACAATGGCTCCTGTTCCAGACTTGCTGCAATGACAAAAGTGATAATTATGCTGCCAATTGTTTTTCACACTTGAAATGGGCTGATATTTCTGCGTATAATGCTCTATGTGATGCTACAAATGACAAAGAGGCGTGGCTTGCAATGGAACAAGTCTTTAAGAAACTCTATCCAGAGCCTAAAAAGATTATAGGCTGGAAAGGGAATAGTATTTTAATAGATTGGGAGTATGTTATGAATGAATGCTTTGACATGGCAAGAATGCTTCGATGGGAAGGTGATGTTGTAGTGGCTTCAGATGTTTTGAATAAACTTAAAGGAGAATAAAATGGTAGAACATAAAATAGGAAAATTCGAACTACATGACACAGTTGAAATTATAGATGTTGGTAAGGGTTTCTCAACATATGAGAGTTGGGCTTCACTAAATGGATTAAAAAACTTTATAAGTGGCGTATGGGTTAACAAAGGGGATGTCGGAGTCGTTACTGTGTGCGCTCAACACAGCCCTGAAGACACTGGTTATGGTACACTTTATGGTGTAAAGATTAATAATCAGGACTATATTATGGGTGAATCTGGTTTAAGATTGGTACAAAGGCCGTTGAAGATAATCTCTCCTTCGCAGCTTATTGCAGAAATTAAAGAAGACATTGAAGCTTCCAAGCCGAAAGCTTTCTATGATGTTGTGAAAGAGTTTGTTGCAGAGTATTCTAAAATGTCTGATATTTGTTTTATAATGGATGATAGCAGCAGTTTAACTTTAAATTTTGACCATTATGAATTCATAGGAGATGAACAGCGTATTCTGCGTGTTATTGAATTGTTGAAGGAGCTTCATGGCTGAAGTAAAACCTTGGGAAGTCGAAGGGAACCCTTGGAATACTGAAGCTAAGTTTATAGCTTATATCCGAGGAGTTCTTCGTAAAGGGTGGAGTAGATTTCCACTAAAGATTAATTATAAGAATTCTGTACGTTACCAGATTCCTAATACGAATTCAAGATCAATGAAAAGATTTCCACTGTCTTGGGTAATTGATTGTGAAATATGCGGCAAACCATTTCAACAAAACTCCGTTGAAGTAGATCATATTGGAGATTCTGGAACATTTAGGACTATTGAAGACATTGAAGTGTATGCTAGACATTTATTTATGCTCACACCAGATAAAATGAGATGCCTGTGCAAGCCCTGCCACAAGATTGTCTCGCACAGTCAACGCACAGGAACAAGCTTCGACGAAGCAGCATTGTTAAAAGAAGTAATTGCAATATGTAAAAACCCTGTTGCAGATGTTACAGATTTCTGTTATAGTTGGGGTTATTGGGATTGCTCAAATGCAGCTAAGAGAAAAGCTAATGTTGAGGAAATTCTTAGGAGTGCTTAATTTAATAGGGAAATATGGGATATTACACTGATGAGAAATTGTATTGGGCTTGGAGAGAAACCCCAGAAGAATGCTTACAGAGAATTAAAAGCAATATACCAGTACCTCCTACACCCACTGTTAAAGTCTTAGACTACAAAGAATCTTGTGATGGAGAACATAAAATGTGTATAGGTGTTTGGGATGATGATGTTTACACAGAACTTTATAGGGATGGTATTTCTTATAGATTGTTATTTAAAGGAGAACTAATATGATCATGGTAGATGAAGAATATAATGAATTTGATAATAAGTTTGGTTATACAAATAAAGAGGGAGTGGTTGAATATGTACAACTTGAAAGTGATTATGGGAGTATCATAGACTTTCACAACAATCCAGAGATTTATATAGAAGACATTCCAAAGCTCATTAAAGCCCTTGAAGCAGCTAAAACTTATGCAGAAGGCTTGAAATGAAATTGTGCTACAAACAAGACAACAAGCTACGAATTGTAGAAATTGGAGAAAATACAATGTCCACAGAGGAAGCTATTAACTTTGTCAAGCAGGAAATGGGTTTGAAAGAGAAGCAAGCTGTTGTGGCGATTGTATATGAGAAACCTACTGAAGCTGATATGTTTACATTGAAAGGGAACAAATGAGTGTACAAGATGATTCTTGGAAAATCCAAGCCGTAGCTATGAAGAAAACTGGATTGTTTAGTAACCGAGGGATTGCAAGGATGTTGGGAGTTGCACGTAGTACGTGTCAAGACCTACTACAGGCTTATGAGGGGTTTGTTGAGGATGGTAGTAGCTATAGCATGGACATGGTAGATAACATGGGCATGGTAGAAGATAATTCTCGCATACTTGTACTGTCAGATATTCATGCCCCATATCATCATCCTAATACATTAGATTTCATAGATATGCTTCAACGCCGTTATGAATTTACTCGTATTATTTCAGTTGGAGATGAGCAAGATATTTCAGCAAGTTCTTTTCATGACTACGACCCCGACTTGATGAGTGCAGGACATGAACTGAAAGCTACGCAACTGTTCATGAAGGAACTGGAAGCTCGTTTTCCTGTGATGGATATTATGAGCAGTAATCATGGGGATTTGTTCTATCGAAAAGCTAAATCTCATGGAATTCCATTGCATGTGATAAAATCCTACAATGATGTACTAGGTGTTGGTGAGGGCTGGAAGTGGCATAATGATTTAGTTATTACACTGCCTACAGGAGAAGATGTTTATTTCTGTCACGGCAAAGCTCAAAACGGTTTGAAACTATCTCAGAATATGGGTATGAATTGTGTACAAGGGCATTATCACAATTCTTTCAATATTCAATATTGGAGTTCACCCCGACAACTTTATTGGAGCATGCAAGTAGGTTGCTTGATAGATGATAAGAGTCTGGCGATGAGTTATAACAAGCTTACAGTTCATAGGCCTATTATAGGTTGTGGTGTGATAATCGACGGCATTCCACAATTAGAAGCTATGAGCCTATGAAGCATTAATGAACTATCAAGTGGAGATAACTGACTAATGCAACAAATAAGCATAAGAATGAATAACCTTCCTCTCAACTTAATCTGTGCAGAAACAGGACAAATAGCTCTAATCCCTACACAGCAATTTAAAACCATTATAGACCAATGTGAAGGAATAACAGCCATTATAGACACAACAGGAATTACAATCAATGGAGAATCTTTTGAATATAATGAGCTTATTTCTTACAAGGAATCTCCTAATATGCTACAATGGCTGCAAGCACAGAAATTAGAGATGCCCACAATTAGCAAGAATCCTTTTGGGTTTGGCTTTTAGCTTTGTTTTAGAATAGGAATTATATGAACACGTATGAATTGAACGTAGATATTATTGTCTCACAAATGCGAGATGAAGGAATTGCTAATCAGCAAGTGTGGGAAGCTCTTACAAGGCTTGTGGATGAGGATATTATTGATGATTTCACAATTGGAAATATTACACATTATTTGGAGGATTGATGCTTGTAAAAGTTAAGAAAATATATGAAAATTCGATTCTTCCAAAATATGCGACAGATGGAAGTGGTTGTTTCGACATTCACGCTAGAATTCAGGTAGGATTTGATAGCGTTTGGATTGGCGCTGGAGAATGCCACGTATTCGATACAGGCTTACAATTTGAAATTCCTGAAGGTTATGTCATGATGATTTATTCTCGTAGTGGACATGGATTTAAGAACGATGTGAGACTTGCTAATTGTGTAGGAATTATTGATAGTGATTATCGGGGAGAATTAAAAATTAAGCTAACAAGAGATTCTTATGACGATGTCGGTGAACTTGTTGTTTGTGAGGGAGATAGAATTGCACAGGGTATGGTTATTCCTGTAGATAAAGTATTCTTCGAGGAAGTGTCCGAATTAAGCAGCACAGAGCGAGGTACCAGTGGATTTGGAAGCACAGGAAACAACTAGAAATAACAATAAGGAGTAGGGTTTATGAGCAAACGAGTTAGCATGAGTGATATTTTGGCAATTGATGAATTTAAAGGATTGAAGGAGTTTGATTTGCTTCCTGTGGAGATGGATAATAAAGTATTGCCATATCTGCATATGCTAGGAATTAATAAGCTTCTAGGTTATGAGGTTATTGCAGACCAACATCGTAACTTGCAGAATAAGATTGTTGTGGGCTATTCTTATATCGGAGAAATGCGAACGTGTGAAGAGTTTAAGAATAGCCCTTTCTGCTCACTAGAAGACCGTATAATCATGACAGGAAGCAAGGACATATCTCTCACCAAAGAGCTGTCAAAACTCGCTGGAGGCGGTTCTAGCATGGTTGAGAGGGAAGAGGAAGATAAAGACCCTGAAGACTTGCTTACACAAGAATACGTAGAGGATAACTGGGAACAAACTACTAAGCAAATTACAGCATTAGAATCTATTGTTAAATTTGTAAGGGGCAATCCTTATAATGAATCTGGCAATCGTAAGACATATTTGGAATATACAGCAAAATAATAGTTGAAATTTAGAGGATGTTGTGATATAATTATGGCTTCCTCTAAAGTAAATAAGAAAGGATGAGATGAGTAAAAAGCCAAGGATATTCACACCAACTGAAAGTTACAAAACACATTATCCTCAATTTGTAGAGTTTGCAGAGAAACAACTAGGTAAGTTTTATTGGACACAGGCTGAGATTGAAGTTGATAAAGATAAGCAAGATTTCTTAATAAATCTGACAGATGCAGAACGACATGCGGTAAGCACAGCAGCTAAGCTATTTGTGAAGTATGAGATTTTTATTGGGGAAGAGTTTTGGAAGAATCGAATTGCTAAGATGTTCCCACGCCCTGAAATTGAACGCATGGCAGCAGCTTTTACGATGACAGAGCTTTGTGTACATGCACCATTCTATGATAAAGTAAATGTTGTATTAGGATTGAGTACTGACGAATTCTATACAAGTTATGTTGATGACCCTGAAATGTTGTCTCGTGTTAATTTCTTAAATGACTTAGCACAATCGGACGATGATTTACTAGCTCTTGCAGTGTTTAGTATGATGGAGGGTGCTATTTTATTTAGTAGCTTTGCTTTGTTTAAGAGCTTTCAAAGTAATGGTCATAATATGATAAGCAATGTTGGACGTGGAATCTCCCAATCTGTATTAGATGAAAACTTACATCATGAGGCCGGTGCGGCATTATTCAAGCAAGCTGTTAAAGAATTAAAGATCAAAGGTGAAGCTTTGGAACTTCTAGAAAATAAGATTAAAGTAGCTGCGAATAAACTTTATGAGCATGAGGATTTAATTATCGAGAAGTTCCATGAGAAGGGTAATATACGAGGCATCTCTAAAAAACAATTCAAGATTTTTGTTCAAGGACGTATTAATCATTGTCTGAAGAACTTCGGATTTTCACCTATGTTTATACTTAATGAAGTAGACGTTGTTGCTGACTGGTTCCAAGAGAAGATGATTAGTGGATATGTGATGAACGATTTCTTTTTCGGTATCGGTAGAGAATATCAGAAATCTTGGAATGAAAAAGGGTTTGAATGGAATGTTGGGGAGAAGGCATGAGCGATAACCTATATGAGCAATTAAGTATTGAACGTAAACAAGGTCAAATTGACGGAACTATTCCTGAGTGGATGAGTACTTCTGGCTGGCAGATGTTTAAACAGAAGTATTTGTACGATGCTGCTAGTCCAAAAGAACAGCTTCGACGTATTGCCAAAACTGCTTCCAAACATGCACCAGAAAATCATCCATATTTATTAGGAATTAATTACAGTAATCTCACAACTGAATGCAATCCTTGGGAACAAGCTTTCTTTGAGATTATGTGGAAGGGTTGGTTCGCTTGTTCTACTCCGGTATTAGCTAACATGGGAACTACTCGTGGATGCCCTGTAAGCTGTGCAGGAGCTGTTGTAGACGATTCTGTTAAGGGTTTCTATGATTCCTACCGTGAAATTGCTTTACTTACCAAAGAAGGCTTTGGGACGGCTGCTGACTTGTCTAATATTCGCCCTCGTGGAAGTAAGATTAGCAAAGGTGGAACGGCTTCTGGAGTATTGCCAGTAATTAAGCACTTCATCCAAGATATGCGCGATGTGGCTCAAGGTAGCACAAGACGTGGAGCATTTGCTTCTTATCTTGATATCGAACATGGAGATTTTTGGGAAGTAGTTCAATACTTGGAAGAGTTTCCAGATGACTGTAACATTGGCTGGATTGTTCATGACAAGTTTATTAATAAGTTGAAGAAAGGTAATAAAGAAGCTACTAAGCGTTATCAACGGGCTATGAAAGTTAAGATGGTTACAGGTAAGGGCTATTTCTTTTTTGTTGATAAAGTAAATCGTAACCGCCCCGAAATGTACAAGGATCTAGGCTTGATGGTGAAAGCCAGTCAGCTTTGCACTGAAATCTTCTTGTATTCGGATTTAGAACATACTTATACTTGTGTACTTGGTTGGATGAATTTGTCAAAGTATGATGAATGGAAAGATACTGATGCTGTGTTTGTAGCTACTGTTTTCCTAGATTGTGTTGTATCAGAATTCTTAGAGCAAGCTAAAGGAATAGAGGGTCTTGAGAAAGCTGTACGATCTACTGAAAAAGGACGTGCAATTGGACTCGGTGCTGGAGGATTAGCAACATACTTTCAACAGAAAGGCTTACCGTTTGATTCTATTGACGCATATTTAGTTGATGATGAAATCTTTAAACATATTAAAGAAGAATCTGATAGAGCTTCTAAATGGATGGCAAAACATCTAGGAGAACCTGAGTGGTGTAAAGGGTACGGTTATCGCAATACACACAGGCGCGCAGTAGCCCCTACAAAGAGCACTGCATTGATTTACGGAGGTGTTAGCGAAGGAATCAACCCTGACACAGCCTTCAGCTTTACACAAGCTACAGCAGCAGGTGAAGTAGCACGAGTTAATCCAACTTTGTTGCAGCTAATCAAGGATAAAGGATTGGATGTAGAAAAATGTATCAGTGATGTTGACAAAGCTAAAGGAAGCGTTCAAAATGTAGATTGGCTTACTGAGAAAGAGAGAGCTGTATTCAAAACAGCATTTGAGATTGACCAAAAAGCTATTATTCGTATGGCAGCTAATCGCCAGAAGAAATTAGATCAAGGCCAAAGCTTGAATCTATTTTTCAGAGGTAATAGTAAAGAAAAAGACATTGCAGAAGTTCATCAGCTTGCTTTTGAGAATGAAAATATTCATAGCTTATATTATGTGTATTCTTTGCGTGAAGTTGGAAATAGTGAACCAGAAACAAAAATTGAAGAGTGTGAAAGTTGCATGTGAAAGGAATTAAATGTTAACCATATACAGCAAAAATAATTGTTCGGCGTGCGTGCAAGCAAAAGAGTTATTGACACGAGAAAAGATACCGTTTATAGTTCACAATGTTGATGAAGACTTTGAAGCATTCGATTTCATTGTATCTGAAGGACTTAGAAGTTTTCCTCAAATCTATAAAGATGGTAAGATGTTTGTACAAGGAGGCTATAAAGGATTGTTAGAAGCTTGGCGATCTGGGAGCCTCTCTAATTACAAAGAAGCAGCATAACTTAACTAAGGAGAGAATCATGAGTAAAATAAGTAATAGTTTTGGCCTTGCAGGTGTTTTATTGTATATTGCGCTAATCTTGGCAGCAGTGATAGGTTGGGTGATGAACATCATTCAGATTGTTCATATGTCTGATGGGGGTGTTACAGCTAAGCTTATCATTAAATTGATTGGTGTGTTTGCTGCTCCATTAGGTGCTCTTATGGGTTGGATTGGATAATAAGGAGAACTATATGGAGTATGAAATAATAGATACAGACCAAATTCCACAAGAACTTCTTGACGCCTTTCATAACGGGCAAACAATCCAAATTGCAAGCTGTATTGGATGGCTTGATTGTGACCCTCCACCAGAGTTCCGTTGTGGTAATGTGTATCGCGTCAAGAAGGACAATTAACAAAGGAGAACTATATGATTACTAAAGAAACAACTTTAACTGTGACAGTAGGTCAAATTCAAGCTGCTTTCACAGAGTGGGATAGGCGTTATCGTGAAGACCCTGAGTCATTTGTGAGTGAAGCATATCATCTGTTGTTCACAACTGAAGAAGATTATGGGGCAGATGCTACTCCATATTTCTTATCGGTTCTTGATGATTTGAAAGTATCTGATAACATTGAAGGAGAATCTGGTGAATTTGAAATAGGTGACGCAGTTGTATTTCATACTATAACTAGCGGTACTGGCGATGAATTTGCGGATATCACTATAGGCAAGCCCTATAAAATCACATTTATTAGTTTTGATGGCACTCCGGTGTTTATCGATGATGCAGGTGATGAAGATTTTGCATTGGGATGGCTAGCGGACGGATGTTTCAGTTACGCACGTATACCGAAGTAAAATGAAAGAGTGGCTTAAACAGTTAATGACAACCTTCCCATTTAAGGGTAAAATGTATAGCACAGAGGAAGACAAGGTTCATAAGTTTTCCCCTCATACAGTTTACACATGGGAGTTGTCATCTTGTGGGGAATATGTTATATTGTACTATCAGGAAGATATGATAAAGCATGTAATTCCTGAGAATGTCTTTTATCTTATGCGCAAGAGTGGAAAGCTTAAGCGTTATAAGAAACGAGAGAAATATGGATGTCGTGAAAGTGATTAATTAAAGGAGAATAAATGACAACAGCACTGAAAGCAGCAGCACAGGATTTGAAAGATCGTACATCTACAATCCTCAAGAAGCAAGAGCTTCTGAAAGACTTGGCAGCACAAATTGAAGCTGTGCAAGAAATTGATGAGGAAATTAAAGAGTTGCAAGAAAAACGCAAAGCTGCAATTCTTGCAGATGTGGAATGCTATGCTCTTAACGAAGAAATTAAAGCTCTAAACAAAGAGCTTACAAAAGCTGTTAAGACAGCTACGAAAGGTGTTACATTCAAGCCAGCAATCACAAAAGCATTCATCAAGGCTAAAGTGAAATCTGACGAAGAAGTAGCAAAAGTGAAAGACAAAGGACATGCATTTGCATTCCTAGACAACAATATTTAATTGAAAGGAAATTATGGCTAAGGCTGATAAAGAAGTGGAAGTAGGTGGGCTGGAAGAAATAGTATTAGAGAAAGAAACGTTTGAACCTGTTGTAGATACTCCTGTTGTGCAAGAAGCTCAAGCTGAGCAGACATTTGTAGGAACAAACATGCTTCCATCCGAACTTGAAGCGGCTTATTTGGAACACATGGCTTCTCAAGCTGCTGAATAATTAGACATGTAACAAAGGCTTGTCCTGCCTCAAGCAAGCCTATTTAATAAAATGAGGAATATTCTTAAAGGAAATAATATGGGTAATATTTTGATGTACATCCAAGTGTTTGAAGCTTTCATTACATTGTGTCGTAAAGTGGTAGATCAGATGAATGCAATCTTCCCTGAAGCTGGTACAGGCTCTACAAAGCTGGCTATTGCTGTGCAGATGGTTGAGAAGGGTTTGACAACTATTGAGAATGCTGAGCACTTCTTGACAACTCTGATTCCAATGATTTCACCAATGATTACTACAATTGCCGATGGCCTGAAAGCTATCAAAACTGGAAATGGAAATCCTCCACCTCCAACTATTGCTACTGCTCCAGTGCATGTAGATACAGGTAATGGTCAACCGCCCCCACCAAACTAATAATTCTCATATTAGTTATTAAATAAAAACAGGAGCTACCTCAATTAAGAAGTAGCTCCTAAATAGCCTCTCATGGGCTAGTAAATCAATTTTAATAATTGCAAGTAATCTTAGTTTCCATTCCGTCAATGTCATTGATGAGAACTTCTTCCAAACTCTTTAAGTCTTCTGACTTACTGTCTTCCCATATCGCGTTCCAAATATCGCTTTGCTTCTTCAATCTTGGAGATATCGAAATGCTGCACGACACCTTTGTAGACTTGCTCGACTTGCGGAGCAGGAGACTCTGGTTGTACGACTGGCACAGCTTGTTCTGCAACGATTGGTTGTTCTGTTGACACAGCATCAACTGAGGCTTGTTCCACAGGTTTAGCTCCAATCCCAACGTGCTTGCTTGTAATGAGGGTGAGAATAGCATTAACAATAAAAAACACAGTACCACCAAGCATAGACGCTGTGGCATCATCCAATGGAACTTCATATTTTGTCCCTTTTAACAATCCTACAATTGTAATCAACAATCCTGCAATGACAGGTTGCCCTACAGCTTGGGCTTGCTTCCAGAAAGCTATATCGCCTACTTGCTTTCCATATTGTAGTAAATCCCAAAATTTACCTAGTTTACCAAACATAATAATTTCCTTTCAATTAGGCATCACGCCTGTTTTCATAGCAGATGTTAAGCGCTTAGCCCTATCTCCTACTTGTATGTACCAAGCACTCTGCTGCATGTTTGTAGCTGCTTGTGAATAGTTTCCTAAAGACATAAACATCAGAGTGTTCTTAAATGTCAGTAGCTTATCCATTCCTAAATTAAAGCACATATTGCACAACACTCGCTGCCTCACTTCATCCATCTTTCCCCACCAAGGGAGATGTTGATTAAGATTGTCTACAACCCCCTTCACATCATATTGGAAGATTGCAGACACTTGCTCAGGAGTGAGTGGGTATGTTACATTATGTAGAGGCTTGGCTTGCAGATTATGTCCAATACCCACTGTCAGAATACCTTTAGTATCTTTATAAGGAGAATATCTGACACCTTCATCTCTGCGAAGCTCTTGTTCTAGTAAAGTTAAGTTCATATATTCTCCTAAATTAATTATAGATTGCCTTCAGATACCCATGTTCCCGGAGTTCCTGCTACTGTACACACCCAAGCTTTAGGTTGTCCTACTGTTGGTGTTATGTTTTTAACCCTGTCTCCAACATTCCATGTACCTGTAGTTGGTGCAGCACCCTTCAAGTATGTAATAGGTGTAGGTGTAAACGAACTATACGGGTTACCGACAATTGCTACAACAGGACTGTTAATCAACAAAGGAGAACCTGTACCAACTTTCTGGACAGCGCAGTATAGTGTTGTAGCCGATGTAGGTACATAGTACAGAACTGAGTTCATTTGCCATGCTGCTGTACCGCCTGCTGGAGTAGAAGACCTATTAGATGTACCCCCACAATATAACTTAGCATTTGTGTTGGAGCCTTGATCATTACTCCAGATACCAAACCAAATCCATTGTCCCCTTAATTCTTGAAATACTGTCAGGTCAATTGCAAATCCTTGAATAGCATCACCATCTGTCATCTGCCAAGTATCAGTGTTTCTCCAATGGTTTGAAGTCTTTGACAAAATACCTGTAGAACCTCCAAGAATTCCCCAATCAAAGTAATTACTATCTGCATAATTACTTGGTAACACGGATGGAGAAATTTGCAATAAATGACTTGAATCAAAAACTTGCTGTCCAGCATTGTAAGTACCTATCATGTTAATTGCATTTGTACTATTTCCAGAAATCTTACATTGTGTATCAATAGCTGAATATACATTATTCATATATATTGCCACTAATCCATTTACTTTTGTAGTATCATATAATTGATTATTTTCAACCCTTAAATTATTTGCATAAGACGTAAATATAAATCCATCGAGATTCGGCTGAGAAGTTCCAACCCCAATAGCTGTCTGATGATTGCCCATCACTGTAGCACACTTATTAGAATAAGAAGTTGACCTATCTATTGCTATAGCATTACTTGCAAGCAAATGTATATCTGCCCGAATCAGGATAGATTCTGGAGAAGAGTATGTATAACCATTTGCAGCATTTCTTTCAAAATAGTTGCCAAAGATATTCAGAGCTTTTGTATTGAATGCTATGATACCTGCTTGAGCATTTTGTTCAATATCATTGAACATGATATTAATACTCAACCCTGCTGTGTTATCAGAGCTTGCTACGAGAACGCCTGTAGCACCATTTGCATAAATTTTATTCCTGAATACGTTGACATTATTTAAAGTTCCCTCTAAATAGATACCATTACCGCCGTTACTAAATATGTCACAACCAATAATATCATCAGAGTACCCACCTATGTGAAGGCCGCTACTAGTTGTGTTTGTAATAAGTAGATTTTCAAATCTGGAGTGATTTGTTTTTAGAGTCCGTATGCCCTCGGATAATACACCTGCACCATCGATACCAAAATTACAATAGTTAAAAGAATCTACAGAGGTTGTGTCACTTTCACTAAATAACGCACCACCCGCTGCACAACTAAAATAGGTTGCGTATTTACCTGCTCCTTCTATGCCTACAACATTACCTCCTAAATTAATATCTGGGGCTATGTTGTAAAAACCTTGTGCTACGACAAGCCTACTAGGACGCGTAAGGGATGCAATTGCTGCAACAAACGCAGCTTTATTTGCTGTCGCTGTTGCAGAAGAAGATAATCCAAAATCATTGACGTAAACAACATCTTTTAACTTGTCCGATAACAACCTTGTAACTGCGCCAGTAGAGGGAAGTGAAAATCCTACTACTGAAGCGCCATAACTTGTCTGCATTTGCGCAGGAGTAATTCCTTGTGCTATTCTCCAATACAATGGCATATCAGTAGTAAAGCTTGAACTTGAAGTATTTGCAACTACACACTGATACCATGTCCCTGAGTTGCTAACAATATCAGATAAGTTATAAACTGTGGAAGCCGTCCAAGCCCCCCTATTGTTTGTAGCCCCAATTAAAGATAAGTTGAAACTTTGTCTCGCCATAAAGCTGGGAATTGTCTCAACATTAGCTAATCCGCTGTTAGGTGTGTAAGTGCCTGTGGAATTAACCCAATTATTGATCAAAGATTCGTTTGCATCAAAGCGTGCAATTGCTTGGTCTGTTGGTAAAACTGCCATGAGAGTATTCCTTTATTTATGATTTAACTTATTTGTTATGAGTTCCATAAGCAATTGCATCTGCCTCATAATGTTTTCTTCCGTCTTTTCTATACGGTCTGTGATTCGGTTTTCCATCGAATCTAAATCTTTTTGATGCCTGTCTTCTATTTTATTAATGAGCTTTTCATGGTCAGACTTCATGTCATCAAGCTCTTTTACAAATCTTTGTTCAGCTTCTTTCTGACGCACTTCAGATTCTTTAAGGCGCTCTGTGTCAGCTTTCTTTTTGATCTGTTCAGCTTGCTCTTTAGACTCATCTCTGAGCATCTTCCAAACTACCCCAAACAATAATCCTAACAAGGAAAATGCCCCTGTTAATATCCACACTAGCGTTTCTACAGAAGGCATTTGACTTTCCCTTTAATTTTATTTATAATTGGTTTAGAAAATAATATACATGATGCTATCTCTATATGCTCCAGATAAGGTAGTACTACATGGTATGGACTATTATCTTTATACCCATTGAATACCCAACCATTTAGATGACAGATGTTCATTAATGTGCAGCAGAAGCACACAGGAAGTGATGTGGTTGTGTTAAGAGATAGTGCAGATAATGCTATTGCTGTCTCACATGCTACACAGATAAAATACCAAATGTTAAAACTGTGAACATATTGCATTGGTAATAAAATAGTAAGTGAAACCAACAAGCTCAACAATAATGCATTATCTTCCTTTATATTTATCAAAATAGCTAAAGCTATCAATAGATAAATCATACAGCACAACACATGAATTGAAGTACATCCCCCGACGTAAAATTAATCAAGGAGCCTGTATTTCGAGCATAATTACTAATGGATACACTGCTTGTGCTAGATGTTGTACAAGTAGGTAAAGAGCCAGCAGGATTTGTTAAATTACTTACAAAACAAATCCACTTATTAGCTGCTGTGAATGGCATAGTAATGCTTCCACCATTACTAGGACTACTCCCCACAAAAACTAAGAATGCAAAACTACCATTGTAAGCTCCAATAGAAGCTCCTGTACCGAAGCCTGAGCCTGATGCAATAACAGGTGCCGCATTCTGAGCTAGGGGTGTTGTGAAAGATAATGTGCCATTGACGTACACAGGAGCATTGAATGAGGTATTGTTAGCAAATGAAGCTGACCCAGATACCGTCATACCTCCCGTAACAATAGGTGCATTAATCGTCTTATTTGTCAGCGTAGCTGTAGCAGCGTTCTTTGTAGCATCTGATGTGTTGTCAACATTACCTAAACCTACTGTAACTTTTGTCACTGTTGGTGCAAGCGTAGCAGGGTTAACGAATTTAGTAACAGAATTTTGTATAATTGGAATTTGTTCAGTCCCTACAAGAGTTCCAGCTACAGGGGCTGTTTGTATGAATGTTGTAAAAGTTGTTGTGGTTGTCATGTCTATCCTTATATAGCTGGATTTATCAAAAGATTACCTGTATCATCTGTCAAAGTTATTCCAAAGTCTGTGAGAAGAACTTGAGATGTGTTGCCATTTATAGAAACTGAGCCTGTTTTGAAATCAGTATCATTTTGATAGTATCTTGCGTCATAATTAGTGGCTGTAATTTTTGTAGTAAGGTCACCATTAGAACTTCTCTCAGTTACGAGGAAAGCTTTAGAAATAGTATCGTCATTTGCTACAATCATATATGTTGTATTAGCGTACGCATCATCTTGCAATACAAGAGGTAAGTTCGGAGGTTGAGCCAATAACACCTCATAAGAGCCAGTCCCTCTGTTTGAAATTGGAATGCTCTCCACAGAGCCATCATAATGCTGTAAGAATATTGTATAACCTACTATAGATGTTGTCCAATTAACTATTTGAGAGAGTCCGAGAATTAATCCTGTCTGGTATAGCACTTGCCCATCTTGTACTCCTGACCTAGTGGAATCTGCTACAAGAATTCTATCATTGTTTATCAAAATATCAGCTTCTTGTGTAGCTACAAACTCTACAGTAATGTTCTGATACTTAATCTTATTCCACAATCTGTTTGCTTGGAAATATGCTTGAAGTTGATTGCGCACCCCCACAGATTGTATCTTGTCAGGAACAACACTTGTTTGCACTTGTGTATAAGTATTCGACGGAAGATAGTAAGTTACAATAGAATCTCCACCCACGCCCTGCACATTATTTGTCGTGGAAGGACTTACCCATTGATACCACAGTCCGTCATAGTTCTTTTCATTTCCAAATCGAACAGTTCTTACTTCACTGTTAGGGATTTTATTTCTGTGATTAAATAGTAGGACAGAGTTATTATTCAGTTGCTCAAAAGATAGATTTATCTGGCTGCCTCTACGGTACGCTGTGCAGAAGATAGTATTAGCTATCATAGCAATCGTTTCTTCAAATGACGTATTACTATTGTCAAATGTGTAGCAAAATTCAGCAGCAAGGGGAGTTCCAAAATAGTTTGCTATTTGTCCATTTATTCCAGCTATAGCATATATTTCATCAAAATTAACTTGTGTTGTAAGTTGATTCCCTATGAAAGGGTCAAGACATATTGCACTAATAATGTCCGCAGCATTTCTAGTAGGTTGCATAGTCGTTGTGAAAAACCCACCACCTTGATACTGCGGAAGATTTCTTGTGACAACCATATTAAGCTTACGCTCTTTTACGCTTGTAGCTGCGAAGGTTGCTTGTGTTCTAGCATATATCGTTGTCACATTCCCAAAATGTTTATTGGGAACAGACTCCACCATATACAAATCAAGCCACTTAACCTCATCTACAACTTGTCCAGCAAAATTCGTAACCAAGGGGCTATACCTAGCTGCTTTCACTAAGTAATACGCTGAAGATGTGTTTGGAATAACTTTAAGTGTGTAAGCTACTTGGTCGTGGTTTGTAGCACTTCCATACAGTACTTGATGAACTTGTTGTTCTGTCCCTGTGACATTCCCGAAAGCATCACAAGGAGTTATACTTACAAATACTTCTACGTTAATTGCACGTTGATTTTTACCATCATCTGCGTATAAACCATTCTGACAAGCAAAATTAAACCATACTTGAGAAGAGTACTGAGAACTTACTAAGAAATTTCCAATCCATTCATAACCGTAAGTCGATAAAGTGGCAGAGTTCTTTGTTGTTCCAACAGTAGTCCAGTTTGTATTAATTGCAGACGGAGATGATAAGGTAACCTGCGAAGCTGTCAAAGAAGATATTGTATAAACACCGTCTACATTATTTGCACCAGTTCCGCTATTAAGTACCTGAATTTGTCCACCAATAGTGAATAACGTGGTAAAATCAGGAGGCGCGGTTGCTGTAGAAGGATTGGCACTTCCACTATAAGTTATTATGTTAGGTGCAGTGAAATCAATACTTGTATCTGCAATGTACTGCCCTTGATTAGGTGCTAAAAGTGTCTGACCATTAACTGCATTATTTTTAATCGTTGTGTATAATGGGTCAGGTATCCCACCTCCAATATTGAAAACTGGGGCATCACCAGAATTAGGGCTTGTATTGGGATTAAATACGGACAAAGCATTTCCAGCTATACTTGAGAATATGGTTGTTCCATCATAGATTTGATTAGCATCAAAGGTGTAATAACCCTCTCCGAGACATAAGTAAGAATACTCATACTGTATATTATTAACATATACGCTATACACTGATAACAAATCTGGTGTAGCCTGCACTGTACCATAAATAGCTGGAATCCTCGCAGCCAGTCTTGGACTGTTTGTTCTTTCTGACAAAGCATTATTTGGGCTTTGTAATTGTGTATTTCTTAAGGCACTGTTAGGGATTCTTCTATACAGAAATATTGCTACAGCTACAGTGGCAGCAACTAACAATACAAGGGTTGTAGTAATCGGATCTTCTGGGTAAACTACAACAAAGAAGTCTCCAGTTTGTTTCAAAAGATATTCTACACCTACTTCATCAATTGGAGTGATATCTGTAGCACCACTTACACAATCTTTGTATATTCTGGCAGAGCTTGGAAATTTCCCATTGAATTCTTCCATCAGGAAATCAGCTATATTGTCAACTTCATGCTTAGACCATGTTTCAGGTTCAAGACTATTTCTTGCTAATACTACTGTGCTTTTTTCTAGCATTTATAAAATCTCCTTGTCTTGAATCCCATTCCAGCTACACACAAAGGCACGTACTGAACACCTTGCTCTGTTAAATGTAGAATTTTTCCATCAATATACAATCCTACGTGTGGAGTAGAATGACTCCTACTAAAAAGCACTATACAAGGGTTTATAGGGCTTTGGAGGCGTTTAAAACCCTTCCTTAATGCCAATGTAGCCTTGTTATCTTTTAAAGGCGCTAGAAGCCCTCTAAATGCTTCCTGAATGTCTTCATCAAATAAATACTTCCAAGCATCCACCGTAAAATGAGCACAATTATATTTATTCTTGTCATAAACTTTCCCGTGTAAGCTGTCTATACTTTTCATAATGCCTCACAGAAATTCTACCAACATTGGAAACCTATCTGTTGTATAATCACTTCCAGTTGTTGTTACGTTTAATTGAGGAGCTTGTGCTGTGAATGACACACCATCAACATTGAAACTGAAGTTTTGTATCTCAAGATAATAAGGTGTTACAAGAGGTTGTGTTAGGTCATCACTACGATACACACGATAAATGACAGTAGGCTTAATAGCCATTGTGTCGTCCTCTATCATCCTATCCATTTCTTGAGGAATTACCGTACCAAGATCACCAAATGTAATTGAGAATTTCTGGTCCAGATCATCCTTCATACCTTCATACTTAATCTGCATAGGATAGTATTGGAAGAACTGCTTCTGCCCTGTTTCAAGAGTGACATTAATTCCCCCAACAGCATTCCTTACAACATAATATGTTTGACTCCAAGAAGGATGAGACATTTGCAGAAGTTCTAATTGTACAACTTGACTGCTTGAATTTAAAAAGAACTCTGAATAACGGCTCATCTTTCCTCCTTAGAATGGCATACGTGGTAATAAATAATTTGTAATAGTATTGAGTAAATCTTCTTGTGTTTGCAGGTTTCCATTAAATGCTATAATTGCAGCATCTGCTAGTGGGTCTGCTGGAATCGGAACTACTTCTAATTGTGCTTGTATGATGAATATAACATCACCTTCCATATCACTAACACTGATTGAACTAGGTACAAAATAGCACTTGAAGTTCTTTACACCAGAACGGTCTAGTGTCAGAGGACACAAAAAAGGAATGCTTCCTGAAACTGTAGCTGTGCGGTAGAAAGCCCTCCAGTATTCGTATTGACCTGCTGTTAAAGTCCACTGGCAATCTACTGTAGAAGTACTATTCAGTATATCTTTACGATAACGACTGGCACCTCCTTTAAGCTTAACAGATATTGTCTCAACCCCATCTGTCACTGTATAGCTAGAATAGTCTGGAGGAAGGGCTAAAGTTGGCATCGTTGTTCCTGCAAATGTTGCCATATTTAATCCCTTCTACGCTGTGTTTGAGTACTTCTTCCTAATGCCTTTGAAATAGAACTATTGGCATAACCTAATTGACCTGCTACAATACTTGGAGTTTGTTTCTTCACCTCTGAAGAAGCTATCTGTTTAGCTATAATACGAACTTCACCTTCAGATAACGGCATCACTTGTATATCTGTTCCGTGATTTTCTACGTGAACTTTAATACCAGAACCTTCTGTTCCTCCTGCTGAACGAGCAGCAAATTGAGGTGCTATAATTGGAGCAATAGACTGTCCACTGTTCATAGCCTCTAGCATAGCTCTATTCTTACGAGTGCCTTCAGCATTAACCACAAACTCTTGCCCATGCACTACGCCGGCAACTTGAGAAGTTCCACCATCACCTGTGTATCCACCTATTTCATATCCTTTAACAGCTTGGATGCTGGACACGATATTAGCTGTTCCTGCGGCTACATCAGCAATAGCTGCTAAATTAGCAGGAAAAGGGAGTTTCCATGCTTCCGACATAGCTACTTCAATGTTCATTACGGCTCTTGCAATTGCAATCGCTTTATCGGCAGCAAACATCGCTTTAGCAATTCCAGATTGCTTGCCAAATAATCCTTGTGAAATAGTTACTAAAGAATCAGCAGTAGACTGTGCGTAATCTAACTGCGTTTTCAATCTGTCTTGGTCTACTTGATTCAAGTCCTTAGCATGCTGTACTTCCAAATCTTTCAGAATCTTCTTGCGAGCTTCTTCACCTTTGATAACAGGGTCTTTCAACACATCTACAGCATTTATTCTCTTAACATCTTCTTCATATTTAGACGTTAATTCTTGCTTTTTAACAGAATCAGCACCAATAGAATTCTTACCATAAGAACGTTCAAGAATCTTTTCAATTTCTTTGATTTGCTTGAATTCTGCTTCACTGACAAGCTCTAAACCTGTCTTATTGATAGCATTAATCTTCTGCTTCATCAAGTCTAAGAGAGTATTGATTCGCTCAACACCTTCGTCATCATGCTCTGTGAAAGCTTTCATACGGAGCTTTTCAAGGGCCTCCATGTCAGTTTTCAACAGATCAAGTTCTTCTTGATGGTCTACAATGTTTTTAATTCTAGCAGCCTCAGCATACCTGCCTTGAGCGTCAAGCTCTTTAATTTTAAACTGTGTAATCTCTTTATCAATCTTGTGAGATTCTACAGCTACTTGTTGCTGTTCTTGAACATTTGCTCTTGCCAGTGCTCGTTTCTCTTTAGCAAGATCGTTGTTAAATTTCTCAACTTCTTTTTCTTCAAGTTTTTGCTTACCGGATAAATCAATCTCTTTCTGAATCTGAATTATTTTTTCAGCATGTCTAGCTTTTTCAGCTTCAGCAGTTTTTGAAATAACTTCAAACTTACTGATTTCTTGGGTCTTAAACTTTGTATTAAGATCAGCAATAACATCATTATATTGATCTTCTGCTTCCGCTATAACACCAATTATCTTATTCAGTTCTGCACGATACTTGTCAGTATCTTCTCTGCGAGTTGAAGGAGCTTTTTTATCTTTATGCTTCTCGTTAAAATCATCAAGCTTTTTCTGAATTTCTGCTTCAGTAATAAGCTTCTTGCTTCCAGCAGCTATCCTAGCAGCATTGATTTCTTCAGCCTCTCTGCGGGTATCTTCAGCATAATGCTCTCGCTGATCTTTGGCAGTGCGATTTGCTTTTTCTTCGGCTATCCATATCGCTTGAGCAGCATTCCCTTTTTGCTGTAATAAATCGTACTCTTGTTTTTTAGCAGCATCAATTTCTTCTTTGTTGGCACTGTCAATGGCAGATTTAACAACTTCTCGCTGCTTCTTGATGGCCTCTCTAATTCTTTGCTCAACACGAGAAGCAGCGTCTTTGTCATCATGTGGTGTTGTTTGCTGCTCAACAAGACGAGCTTTTAATTTATTCAGAGCAGCAATTTCTTTTGTAACCTTTTCACCTTTTGTCTCATCAGAGAAAAGTTTTTGTAGCTTAGTGTCTACCTCAGAATAAATAATACCAAGACCCTGCCAAATACCCCCAAGAATTGTAACGTGCTCTTTTTGTCCGTCAAGAGCATTATTCATCCTATCCATCACAAGCATCAATGCTTCAGAATTTCTTCCTACTTCTTGTAATTCTTGAATTCTCTGTGTATCTAAGATGGATAAGAAGTGATATTTTTCATCAGCATTTGTTGCCCATGAGGTTACATCCTTCTTCATCCCATCAAATGCTTTAGAAGCTTCTTCAGCAGTTTGTCCTGTCAAATGACCTAATTTAATAGAGGCTTCTCCAACTGCCTTCAATTCTCCGCCTGTGAATTGACCAGCAGTAGCTAGAGATGTCAACATCTTTCTAGTCTCATTCAGAGGAGTATGTGTTGTAGCCAGGCTCTCAGACATTTTATTAAGGTTATCTGCCGTCAATCCTGCATATCCACTGGTGAGTTTCACACCATTATTAAAAGCCTCAGTTTGAGCGTGTGCTTTCGCCATCTCGAAAACTAACATAGCTACCGCTGCTGCTGCACCACCTACTGCCAAGCCAGCAGCACTAAAAATATATTGTGTAAAATTTGTGCGCTCTGCCAACACCATCATAGAACCAGATAACCTTGAGATATTACCTTGGTACAACTCATGCAACAACACCATGTATTCCCGCGTAACACCACCAGAACGAAGAATAGAAGCATCAAACTCTTTTACACCGTGGAGTCGGTTGTGCTCTTGTTCATCAATTACTTTACCTAACTTCTTAGCTTGTTCAATTGTAGCTTCAGAATATCCACGCTGTTTTGCAATAGCTGCTGCGGAAGCTTCTGTAGTTTGTGCTGTCTTAGCGGCACGTTCAGATAAAGACTTGATATAATCTTGTTCTGCTTTTATCAGAGAGCGTTCGGCAGATTCTTGAGCTTTTGTAGCGTTTAATTCTTCTTGCCAGCGAGAGACTGTAGCAGCATCTGTTCTCTTCTTCAAGAGCTTGTTATAAGCATCTTGCTCAGCAGAGGCTTGTTTCAGCATCTTCGCATTAGCTTGTATTTCTTTGTTTTCAGACATCCAAGCTGCTACTGTGCTGGAGTGCTTAGCTTGTTCTTGTGCTGCTGTAAGTTTCTTTTGAGCAGCTACAGCCAACTCTGTGTCACGTATTTTAGCTTTAATTGCAGCATCTTCAGCCATCCAAATATCGGCTGTAGCTGTGGCAGCCATTCTTTGTTGGGAAGCTGTCAAAGAGTTATTCATTGCAATAGCTTCTGTCTGAGCGCTATTCAAAGCTCTATAAGCATCTATCTGAGCACCAATTGAAGCTGCTGTCACTCTCTGAGCTTCATCTGCTCCTTTGAGAGCAGCAATATAAGACATTGTGTACTCAGAGCTTTGTCCCATTGTTTCAGCTTGAGTTGTAATCTTTTGCAGATAAGCAGCAGCTTGATCGGAAGCTTTTGTTGTAGAACTTGAAAGTGAATCAGCAGATTTTGCGAGTTTTGTTGTAGACTCTATAGCATCATCTGCTGATTTTACAATAGCATCTAAATCTTTGGATAAATCTTTAATACCATCTGATTTTGCTGATACGACTAAATTGATTTGGTCAGACATTCTTTATCCTCTTGTATTTTTATAATCTTATCAAACAATTCCAGAGTTGCGTCACTCACTTGTTTCCGTTTTTCTCTTATATTTTTAACTCTTGAATATGGAGGTTCTGCACCTTTCTGACATGCTTGATAATACTCAGTTGCATATGCTCTGCTCATCTCTTTGATTATCTGAAGCTCCCAAGAATAGAGTCCAAATCCTGTTACTTCTTGCCATGCTTTAATCTCTTGCCAAGATAGGCCAACAATTCCATTTCCAGTCTGAGCATGTGTTCCTGCTGAATACAATAATGAAACAAGATAAATTTCTTTTCCAATTTTAGGAAGGTCAAGAATAGGGTTGTCATTAATGTCTCGCATGACAGTCTCTATTCTTGCTTTCTCACTTCCAGAAGGCACTGCATGATAATATGCAAGTTGCCTCATGTACAAAACTAAATTGGAATTTATTGTTTCAAAAAATTGCTGATATCTCCAATAGCTGCATCAATTTGTTTATTTACCCACAGATACTTAGGGTCTTGATACAATTCTCGGAAATCTTCCTCTGTAGCAAGTTCTTTACCATTATAGGAGAAGTTAATTCCTCTGATAGACAAAGCTGCAAACAGGTCAACATCATTTTGACGAATATCCTCTGGAGTCATACTCTTACCCTTCAAGGCAAGATATTTACGAGAACGAGCATCAATTGCAGCACGATAGGAAGCAGAAGCTTCACCTTCGATTTCAATGCCAACAATCTGAGTTTTCTCTTTGTCAGCGAACAGGAGTTCGCCTGTTGCTGGATGTTTCAATTGTACTTGTGCGGATTCTTCTAAAGCCAGTTCTGAGAGGTTGAATAACATATTATTTCCTTTTAAGGGTTGACAAGCTATGTTGCTTGTTTTATGATTAATTTATGTATGTAGAAATGAAAAGAGGGCTGTGAAGCCCTCAAGTGTATTACGCCGACAGAATAGCGCCGTTAATACCGAGCTTAACTTCAGATTGAACAATGCTGTCTACGTTACCAATATTCAGCATGTCAGACATAACCAAAGCTGTGAAGTAGCGGATTTGGCCTTGTTGCATAACAATCTTGAAAGAGTAAGCAGAGTCAGAAGTGGAAGCTGCCAATACTGCTGCTTGACCTGAATCTGCGCCGTCGAAGTTAATCTTCAGAGCCAAATTACCATTGTCATAAGAACCTTTCAATTTACGAACTTGACGATTACCTAGTGACAATACTTTGATTTCTGTGTAGTCTTGACCGAAGGCTGGCAGGTCAACAACTTCACCAATAGGGGTAAAAGTTAGAGCACCAAAGCCTGTTAAATCGTATGTAGCTGGAAGGCCAGCGATGCTGATAATGGTTCCTGCGCCGGATTGAATCATAATAAATTTCCTTTAATATTAGTTGTTCAACAAACGAGCAACCAAGCCAGTGCCGCCTGTAATAGTGATTGTGCCAGCCAAGAATGCAGAGATTGCATCCAAATGGGTATGTACTGTTGCATTTGCACCTACTGTGATAGCCTTCCCACCAGCTACAGAAATAGAACCACCATAACCTGTAGGAGAAATAATTGTTGCACCAGAGCCTGTAATAGTGTATGTTACAGGTGAGCCAGTGGTATTCTCTGTGATAAGAATTTGACCGTTACCAGACACATACGTCAATGTATCTGAGGATGTCATTGTAGTAGTGGTTACAGTATAAGGTGCAGCTTTGTTAATAGTTGTTGCGACAATTGTTGCCATTATTTATTTCCTTTTTATTGTGTAGGACAAACCTACGTTGAAAGATTATTGTGCTACACTAGACAATTTGTTCTTGTCTATATTGGACATATACAGGGACAGAGCGCCATTGAGAATCAATTCTATGAACCCCTGTTGCCGGATATTTTGTGATTATTGTATTTCCCATAATAGGAGATACAGGATATAATGCTGCCACTTGATCTGCTAATCGCTCCAAAGCACCTGAACCTTTTCCATCCATTACCCAACAATTTATTTGCACCATCCCTCGTTGTCTGATATGATGTCCAGACAATTCAACATTGATTGTTGAAGATGGCATAAAGAATAGTTCTAGGTAGTATCCAGATGTAGGGCGTACAAAAGGAATTCCTTGTAAAGATACTGGAATAGGAGGTGTTTGAGCAGCAGCAAAGTTTAAAAGCCTACTTTCAATGTCTGCACGTATTGTCATTATTATCTACTTTCCTCCACGTTAATTCTTTCTGCTACATCCCTAATAGCATCCCTTGCTGTACCGTTTGGGGCTTGTGTGGATTTGTTTTCAAATTCAATTCCATAGGCGTATTCAAGATTATTTGACATATTGATTGTGTTATCTTGGTCTAGGAATGTATCAGGAAGTGTTGTATAATATTGAATGCGTACTAAGGAGTCGTAGCCAGCTTTATCAAGCTGAATACCGACAGTGGCGTCTAAACTGCCTTCACCAATAGAAGGAAACCATGAATCAATCATAGCTCCTTTCAGTACGACATTTCGATTTACAACTTCTGTGAAAGCTTGTTGGATACAATCGTTAGTACGATCATTCAGTTTTTGCTTTATGTTTGCAATAATCTTTGCAGCGTCAGAAGCCATATTAAATTTCCTATATTATACACCAAAACAGTCTGGTTGTCAAGGATTAATCTTGCACTAATGCTGTACCATTCTGGTAAGGCTGATATCCCCATAAACCACTAGCACCAGAAGCAATACTCAAAGAAGCTGTTGGTGTATTATACACTAAGAGTTGTTTGTCAAGGAAGATTACTTTGCAAGCAAAGCTTCAATTTTATCAAGTCTTGCTTTTAATTCAGCATTTTCAGATTCTAATCTATCTACTCGTTTTCGCATATATTCAGCCTCTAAAGCAAAAGCATTATTATATGCTACTGAGTACCTATCTCCAGCAGGTATTACCCTTTTTATAATACTTGGATTATCTTCAGATTCACCTTTTTCACGATCAAAATCAGGATTTGGTTCATCTACTTCTGACTCTCCCCAAACATCATATTGTAAAAGTTTAGTAGATTTAATATCTATTCCAGCATCTGCAAATTTTTTCTCTGTAGTCTGTGCAGTAATACCAAATGATAATCGAGCTTTATCACCTTTTTTATCTAAACTATCAGTCCATACATATTGCTTCCAAGGATTGTAAGAACCCCACACATCAATCATTTTATCATCAATATCATTGATATTAGATTTAAAACGCTCATCAGAAGTTTGTATAACACTATTAGTCGCATAAACTGCTTGCCACCTATTTGCGATAGTACCAAGAGTGTAAGTATTGTCAGTTTGTGGAAGAACATTAATTGCGAAATAAGCATACGCAGAAGTCATGTTCAATATTTGGTAATTACTTATGTTCCAAGCAAACGTTCCCGGCATACAAAAGAATCTTGAGTATAGTTGATTACCTATTGTTGGAGGTTTACAATTTAACTCTAACGAAGTTTGACCTTGACTACACCACATTCTGACAGAACTTTGATCTGCTTGAGAGGTAGTTCCTCCAGAAAGTCCAGAATATATGATAAAAGTATTGCCGTTGGAAGCTTCGTTTGCAATCACTTTTGTGTAATTGTTTACAGATGTTAATGCATAACCACTGTTAGCTCCATCTGTGAATCCCATAGATTGATTATAGGCTTTTACTGTAATATCATTATTAGTCCCAGCATTTAAGGATATATTACCACCAAACAAAGCAATTCCACTACTTTGTAATTGAGCGTAAGATGAACCTCCAGCTAAATAAGTTGATGTGGCATCTGTAGAAACATAATTTGATGTATTTGAACCTGCTAAGTAAAATGTTCTACCATAAAAGTAGCCATCACCATTAGAACCAAAAGACAAAAGGTTTCCAGCAGAATTATATAAACTTGAAGGGTATTGCCAAGTTGCATCTCCACGCAAGAATGATGTATAATTAGCTGCTAAAGGAGTTGGAACCATACCAGAACTACCAGCATTTCCACTATTTGCACCTGTCATTGTCGCTGCTGTAGGAGGAGAAGCCCAAGTAGCATCACCCCTTAAAAACATAGTTTGAGAACCTTTAGCTGGAGCTGGAACAATACCTGCTGTTCCTGCTGCACCACTTGAAGCTGCACTCATTACTATTGTTCCAACACGATCCGCATAAGCTGTAGTAGCTATGTTAGTGCTGTTGTCGTTAATAGGCTGTGTAATAGATTTAGGATTTCCTGTAAACACTGGAGAAGCTACAGGAGCTAAATTAGATATTGCAGAAGCTACAAATGCAGTAGTTGAGACACTTGTAGAATTATCTCCAGATGCAGGAGTAGGTGCTGTAGGATTTCCTGTGAACACTGGAGAGGACAATGGTGCTCTACTTGTGTCTGTAGGGTGTACATGACTAGCATCTGAAACTTTTCCAGAATTACCTGCTGTAGCTGTTCCATTTACTAGTGGTGTTGAAGTTGATATTTGCAAAATACCTGCAACAGATGTACTTCCTGCTGGAGTTATCAGAGTCCATTGAGAAGGAGTCCAAGCTGCTGGAGTTACTGCTGT